AAAATTTATAATTGTAAGTTACATTCGGCGATATTAATGAGGATGTAACCCATGGGAGTCCTGACCCTATGAATTCTGTCACAGAATTAAAACCAACTCTAGGATCTTTTAGGCCCATCACTTGCCTCCATAAGAAATTATATCATTTAATATTCTGTCAATCCTGTCAGATTTATTAAAGACTTTTTGAAGTTCAGCAGAAGTAATCCTACGACCCTCTGGAAGCATGAATGCACCAGGCGTCGAGGGCTCAGAAACATAGTCCCAACAGATAAGTTGAAAGTCGTCTTGAACGACATGATAATCACCTTGCTTCTTTGTTGATCCCACACCACGTGAAGAAATACCTAATTTTACTCCACTTTCAAGTAAAGATTGAAGAATTTTTCCGGATGGCGTGTCAAGTAATTCGACTGTACCATAAACTGTTCCGCCTTCTAAATAAGCTTCACGAATGACATGAGAAACATTTTTAAGATTAACAACTGATGAATCTGGGTGGTCGAGTTCACCAATAGCTCTATTTTCTACAATGAACTTTTGATAATTACGAACTTCACGTTCAAGAACATGAATTGGATAGATACGGCCATTCTGATTTAGTGTATCTGCTTTTTGCAGAATACCTTTCATCATCACTTTGCCGCTATTCTTTTCACGAGACTCTTTAATCATCTCCGGCGTATAGTCAAAGATTTCATAAGAATTTAACAGGCGCAGGTCTTTCATGACTCTTCTCCTTCATTTTCAGTAAGTTCTTGACGTAATGTGGAATACAACATGAATTTAGATACGGTAGAATCGTCCACGGTGTCAAGAGATTCTGACAATATTCTCGATTTTGTATCCTGCAATTTATTGACAACAAAAATATTGTCTTGCTTTTGAACCATATAAACATCAATTGCTTCAAGAAGGCCACTGCGAACTTCTTCTAACTTTTTCTTAATGGTTGTCTGATCTTCATTGGCCGTAGAAAATGCATAGGCTTTTATAATTTCACGTTGATCATCATTTAAAGATTCAGAATATTTTTCATTAAGTTTCTTCATCATGACCTTCATAAGAAGGCGCGTCGTGCCAGGTGTTTCATCAATGAGCGTATGGTCTTCTTTTTTCTTCTCTATAATCAACCATTCACGCAATTGATTCTCATAGCTAGCAAGTGAAACGATATCTGCTGTGCCTGCTGGTTTTCTCCACTCATTGAACAACGTTTGAATTGTTGCATAAAGACGATACTCGGCAATTGGTTGATCATAAAAATTTTCATCTTTAATCATGTGATTAATACTGCGTATTAACAAAGACTTTTCTCTATAAAGCGCATTGTAATCCAATGACTCAATAGCAGTTCTGGCTTCTTTAAGAATTGATGTTGCGACGGCATCGCCACTTACAGTTGTTTTTACTAATGCATTAAAAATTCTAAATTCTTTATACAATTGTGTGCCAGGTTTAAAGTATCGACGAAGAATTTTTAAAGCTGTTAAAGACTTTCGCTTGTTGTCTTCAACAAGGGCGCTTGAAATTGTCCTGATTAAAAATTCGTATAATAAAGCAGTGTTTCTTTTTTTATTGTGCGTTTTAGACATCGTACGCCCTTTCAATCTTCGTCTATATTAAATAAATCGTTTTCTTCGGTAATCAATGTTTGTTGGCTTATTTCTTCGGAAAGTAAGCCAGTATTTTGTTGCTGTGTTAACTGCAACTTGTTAGACATCCTTTGAAGTGTGGATTGCAATGACATTGGTAAATTTGGTTTTACATAATCTACATTGTCAAATGATCTTGACTCTTTTAAAGGATTTATGGCTTTTCTTAAATCTGCCATGCCATATGGGTCTTTCATGCCCATGCCTTCAGCATCATAATTTGTCATTTTTTTGAAGTTAGGCATGTGATCATGCCTCTTTTTTCTTCTACTTTGATTATATAAAGCACGATCCAATTGTGACATTGGTTTGACAGGTAGTTTATCTTTTTCGAACAACGCTGGTATGAAATCGTCAACTTCGTCACCGGCAGTTAGAAGTTCAGTTTCAGGTTCTTTTTCTTCTATATCATCACCGGCAAATAATCCGCCTTCTTCTTCTTCTTCTCCACCAGCTGCCTCTTCACCGCCTTCTTCACCGCCACCTTCTTTAGGCTCTTCAGCTAGTTTTGCTTCTTCAATTGCTTGATCAACTAATTTTTCTTGGTAACGCTGTTCATCAATTTCTTCAATTTGCTCATTGGTTAATCCCCAAATCATCTTACGAGCAAATTGTTTGCTTCCCATACCTTCGGGAATTGCACCAGCAATTTCAAATTTAGAACGCCACAATTCTAACTTTTGTTGTTGGGCGACGGTTGAGGGATTAGAGAGGCGTAATGTAAAGTTTTGAAGATCTTCTGCGTCAAACCCATTTGCATATAGATGGATTATTGCTAATTTATTGAGCTCGGACAAAAGAACTCTTTGAATAACATTTATGGTTCTTGAGAAACGAATATCTTCCTGTGCTAGCGTTGCTTTTGAAGCAAGCATTTCATCGTATCCGAGGTAAGCTCTTGGAATCTTCAGCGCAGCAAAAAGTTTTTTCTGAATATAAGCAACGTCTTCAACAGCTGCTGCATTTTGTCCACCTGCAAGTGTGTCAATACGTGTTCCTGATTCACCTCCTCTAACAGGGATAAAGTAATCATCCTCAATGCTTAGTGGCGCATAACGAAGATCTAACCTTCCTGTTGCTCTATCAACCACTTGATTGGTTCGAAGATTTTTACGCTGTTCTTCAACATACATCGGAACGTTTTCTGGTGGTATGTTCGCGACGTCTATATAGAAGACTCTGCGTTCGGGCGCACGAACAACACGGTAGACCAACATCGCGTCCTCGATGAGGATTAATTGTCGCCAGATACGACGGGCAGGTTCAATGACTGAAGAACCATAAGGTAAAAACATGTCGTTGCCGAGAAGTCGAAAATGAGTGACTTCCCAATTTTCTAGGGTGCGATTACCTAGTGTGACCCAACGATAACGAACTGCAAAAGGATCATTTGGGTCGTAGTTCTCTTCTCGCTCTATCTCATTAACTGGCATTGGAAACGCGTTAATGACGCCGTATTGAGGAGACACATCGTTGTAAAGGAAGAAGTCTCCATACTTGACGAGGTTACGGGCCCACGATCGAAGGTTAAACTCTACGTTAAGCGTATTGTAAAAAAGATCCTCTAAAATCTCTTTGATCTTTTCGTTATCGGAGTAAATGTGAAGCGCTCGACCTTTGTCGTCTTGGGCGACTGTTTCATCTGCATAAATATCCATTGCAGCTGCAATTTCAGGCGTATTGTGAGAAATAACAGTGTCTGTCGCAAAGTTTTTATATCCATCTACAGTTAAGTCGTAAAGAGGAATCACTCCATGATATTCAACTGAGACGACCTTGAGATTGTTGTAGGTTTGAGAAAATTCTGTATAGTTCTTATATCCTCTTTCCTTCAAACGATTGTCAAGTATTGTGGCGGTTGTGTGCAAAGAATCAACCAATTCCTTCTTTGACATGCCTTTAGAAAAAATTGAGCATATTCTGTCGAAGGTAACTGAATGATTATATCGAGGATTATTCTCGCCTTGGTTGTTCCATCCTGTATTGTACCAATCTGGGTTGTATGCCTTGGCGAATGTTTGGAAGTCTTGATATCCGTGTTTTCGTAGTTTACGTTTGATTACATTGGGGTCGATATCAAGAACTTCGCACATCTTTCGAGAATTGAAGTTTGTTCTTTCAGCAACTTCTAAAATTCGACCGAATGTGATGTCCTTCCGCTCGGCAGGATTATTTTCAGACATAAACATAGAATGATTGATCTTGAACTGTTGAATCCAATCAGAATTTTGTTCAGACCATTTAGCACCGTTGAGAATCTCTGCATGAAGTTTTTGATGAGCTTCGCTTGTCATCACCTGGAGGTTTTCGGGTCTATTGTCATATTTGATGAAATTTTTGTGGTGCACGACCTCGTCACTTGACAGAGGTGAATCCTTTAACATCTCACCAATGACCCGATGTTCGGGTACCCAACCATTCATCTTAGAACGTCTGTCCATCGTGTAGATCCAACGATAGCCTTCGCCTTCTTCTTTACAACCGTTGAAAAGATCCCGACGATAGAATGGCATCATTGCATCGCCTGTTTTGAGGTCTTCGATCTTACAGAAGGTGCCGTCCCGTTTCATAAGACGATGGTTAGGAGTTCCAATGATTTGTTGTCCATTATCAAAGGTAACCGTGTAAGCATGGTCCACACGGGTTTGACGAGCTTGTTTACCCCAAGCCGGAATAATTCTTTGAAGATTATGGTCGTATGCGTAAACTAAAAATGATAAATCGGAATTACCTTCACATTCTGCTGCCAATTCTGAGATTGTCTTATAACCTCCAGGCACAGCGATCTTGGTATCGCCATGAAGACAATATTCCATTTCGCTAAAATCCTGATACCTCATCAAACGTTCTGAGAGATTGTAAGCATTTGCTGTAATCGTTGCGTATGATGGCGCTAAAGATTTTTGAAATAACAGTGCACCTGAAGATTTTGTTTTGTCAGCAACTGCAATTGTCGTGTCAAGATTTCTTATCTTACGCTTGACAACAGGTCCACTTTTAAAAAGCTTTGATAATCTTTGAAATAATGAAGATTGCGATTCTTTTTCTTTTGCCATATTTTTTGTGCCTCTCCAGTTAGGGAGATGGCTCTTTCCGTCTTATAATATTTTCAAAAATGTTATCGTATACTTTTTACGCGTCGCCACCACTCGGTTTTAAAGTAACTTTTTTAGAAGTTTCACCTGCAGGAGCGGATGGCGCAGCGGGTGGGGGTGCCTTTGGTCCATCTACGTGCATCATTGGTGATTCAACAATTCTTTTTAGCATTTTTTCAGCTAATTGAAGATGTCTTTCAAGAGATGTGCCCGATGAATCCATGCTTGACTTTGCTTTTGCGGATGCTGCTTCCTTGAACGACTCAATTGCCTTTAAAAGCTTACTTGCACTTGTTGCCATCGCGGCTGCCTGATCTTCTTTTTCACCTTCTCGTAGAATTTGAACTTCTTCTGAGATAATTTTTTTTAATTGTGCTACTGTTAACTTAGGCATATTGATTCCTTGATCATAATAGATATTATTGTCAAATAAATTTATCGATATAACCAAGAAAAATCTGTTACATCAACATGTTTTACTTGTGATGGATCTTTTGGTTTGTGAGCTTCTCTTGAATTAAATCCACTCATCGTCGGATTTGGAACAGGCTTTACAGCTCTGACGTCACCTGGCATGTTATTGTTTTGTTGTACTTTTGTGGCTTTTAACATCGCGTATGCCATCGCGGTTGCCTGTTCATTTGAGGCAGAGTCTCCTGCAACTAACCACATGGCAATTGCAAGACTCATAATTAAATCATCATGCGCATCTTTTGCCGCTTGGGCCCGTGCGCCATTCCATACGAACGCCTGTAATTGATTGTAAAGCCTTTGTGAATAAATCTTAATTTTATTATTTCTTGTCAACTCTTCCAATTTAGCAAGTATTTGACTTCTATTTTTAGCCTGCGTTGAAAAACCAGGCACAGCATTAGGGTCTGACGGCCTAAATTCGAATGGATCACCTGATGAACCTTGATAATATAGGCGTGGATATCCATCATCTCGTAATTTAACGCACGTAAAGTAACCAAACGTATTTTGCTCAGGACATATCAATGCGTCGTTGTATAGTTTACCATACTCAAATAATAAATCAGCTAATTTATCAGGCGGTATTTTACCCATGTATTCCGCAACTACTTCACACGTTGCGTTGTTAACGACATGAAATGTAGAAAAATCACCAGCGTCTCCACGGGCAACATCTGCTGCAATTACATATTTGCTACCTGCCTCGGGTTTTCTCCAGATCCACACGCCAGACTGAGGACCTGATTTTTCGATAGGCGGTCTAATGGATTCTCTAATAACTTCTAACTCGCTAGGTTGTAGAAACGTATCGCCAGAAGAGATAAAGTCACAATTATGCAAAACCAAAGATTCTACGACAAAAGAAGAATCTTCCTCAATCTTTAAGTCGTAAACAGTGACCCCTTCATCAATTAAAAATGATTTATCCTCGGTCGTTACATTACCGATAAAATGATTTTTATGTCTTGCACACCTGGATCCCTTTAGTTTTAACTGTCCATTTTTTATCAACTCGTGGCAAGAAAGATTGTTTGCATAAAATTCTAAATACCACAAGTCATTGTGTAACGGGTTCTTTTTGCTTTGTTTTCCTTTTCCTATTCGAGGATAAAGTCCAAAAAGAGTGTATAGGCTTCTCAACTGATAGACTAATTTTACACTAGTACTGTACACGCAAATTTTTTTGATATGTTTATCGTTTCCGTCTCCAAGATAATGGCCTTCGAGCAAACCTCTAATAAAGTCTAAATTAGTGCGTTGCACCAAATCCCAATTCAAGTATTTATCAGAAGCGTAGTCACCAACGACAAAGCTTCTCATTAGAGAACCAAAGAACTTGTTGTAAGTCCAAATTCTACAACTGTTGGCAGACTTGCTCTTTGCAGAAAGAACTCTGCACCCTTGTTTTTCCAGATATTGCCTAACCCAGTCTAGGTGAGTCGTATATTCGTCTATGTGAAATCCTAGATCAATGCCTCCGCAATGAGATTTGCATCCTTCTGCAAGATAGAGACCCACCATCTTTCCTAACTCAAAGTCGACAGCAAGATAACGTTGATTGTTTCCCCACTGCTTTTTGTATCTGCATGTCTCTTCTGACACCTCAAAAGCGTCATGAAAATCAGCTAAGTCGATCTTTTTCAGGGAATTTTCAACGTTTTCTAAACTAAGCACAGGGAAAAGACACGATAGGATTCTATCGGTAGTTTTTCTTTTTTTACCTATTTCATTTACTGGTATCCAACTGGGATTTAAATCCTGAGGTATTGCATCAAATGAACTTTTTTGATTTGCCAAAAATCTATAAGACAGCACAGGGTGATTACCCGTGATCAGAACCTCATTGCTTCTATTTCCAGGCGATGTGACTGCCCATAATTTTTCTTCTTTCTCTACTTGCCTTGCATGCGTTTTTAGGACTTTTCTAAATCTACCTTTGTGTGTTAATACTTCATCACCCGGTTTTATATTTTCTATAAACTCATAACCATTTTTGGTTATTACACGACTTCCTTCTGCTACACATAAAAATTCCTGTGCAACTTTACGTTTTGGTAAATTTTTTGTTTCTTTTGCGAACCACTCTTCGTCGTGTTCTGGATGGGCCCACCATGGAAGTTTAATTGTGTTAAATTCGTTTTGTTTGGTTTCACCATCCATCCACAAACGATAATATTGCCCACCAACACCGTTAGGGGTAGATATGATGATTGCTTTGCCACCGGTCGACAGGGTAGGATAGAGACCGGTCCAGATATCTTCAAAATCTCTAATGAATGCTGCCTCGTCTACGATGAGAAGTGACAAAGCTTCGGAACGGCCTGCATCAGGTGAAGTTGGAATTGCGTTAATTTGAGAACCATTATCAAATCTAATTGCCTGTTTAGTTGGTTCAAATTTGGTCAACAACAACCATTTAGGCAAGCCATCTAGCATGATCTTCACTTTTTTAATAAAGTTCATTGCAGTTGACAGCTTGGTTGCAATAACAAGAATATTTTTATCTTTCTTAAAGATCGCAAACCAAACAGCATATGCAGCCGTGATTGTTGAAAGTCCTAGCTGTCGTGATTTAAGAACAATATTGAAACGACTTTCTTCAAAATATTTAACACAATCATCTTGAAAATCATAGGTTTCAAATGGTATAAGGCCCCGCACTGTGTGCTGGATCTTTATGTAATTTTTCATAAAGTAGACCGGATCCTTACCGCATCGGATGATCTCCTTTATTTGTTCATTTCGTGTTAGGGGTTGCGTCATGCTATTTCAAATGACGTCTTTCTACGAATGTATGCGGTCCTCTTTGGATTGTGAACATTGAAGCCGATAATTTCAACAGACGTCGAGGAATTATATTCTTTTGTTGTTAAAGTATTTCCTGACAGGTCTTTGTAAACAGCCTTAACATTCTTTAAAACTTCAGCAATGACGTCTTGTGACTCAGATTCATACATTCGCTTCATTAAAATCATTTCTTTTTCTGAAGCAAAATTGACAATGGCTTGATAAGAGGCGACCAAAACATCGCCAGCCAATGTAAATTTGACAGAGTATGACGCAGTTTTAGGAGTTGAAGTGCGGCCCCATGAAGTGTCAATGGCTTGGCCTAATGCATTGTAATCGATTTTAGGCATAGTATCTCCAGCATTAAATATATACATATCATTCAAAGACAATATGAGGATTAACAAAAAGCCGTTTTTCAACAGCTTTTTCAATTTTTTCTGCATCAGGTCTCCAGCCTTTTAGCCATTCTTCTTTATTTGAGTATGCCCATGTGTCAGCACAACTCATACAACAGCCGAATAGTTTATAAGCTTTTTCATCTTCATTTCTTTTAAAGTTAATTTTACAAACTTCACAAAATAGTGGCATTCCTACTTGCGCAGAATTAAATGATTCTGGTATGATGATTGCATACCCTTTTCGATAAGCAACCTTGCGATTTCTTGGGTATGGTATCCATTCCATTATTCATCCACTCCAAATGTTACTTTAGAATCTTTTTCGTTTTTTGTTATTTCTAACACATGATCAACGATGTCTTTAACACCGTCAACGTGAGTAATGATTAATATTGTTTTAAAATATCTTTTTAGTGAAGTTAGCAATCTGTTGCAGGCCTCGACTGCCGCGTCGTCGAGTGTACCAAATCCTTCATCTACAATAAATACATCAGGTTTTGGAAGAGAAGATATATTGATCATCGCAACCCTAATTGCAAGTGATGCAATAGTTTTTTCCATACCTGAACACAGTTCAACTATTCGACGAGAATCACCATAATTGATGTAAATTTCTGAAGAATCAGAACCTTCATCATTTTCTAACTCAATTGTAAAGTCAACAATACCATGAAGAATTTTTGCAATTTCTGCATTAATAACAGGTAGTTGTGACCTAACAACAATAAGAGGTATTCCTATTTTAGAAAAAGCACCTGTAACCAATTCATGAACTCTCATCTGCTCGAGAAGTCCATCTCTAGCACTTTTTTCTTCTTGGTACTTTTCTAAGTTTGCAGTTAACTTTCCTTTTTGGGTTGCTGCAGACATCTTTTGTGACGTCAACGAGTCGATGTCTTCAGAAATATTTTCAATATTTGACCTCAAAGAAACCACTTCGGCATTTTCTTCATTTTTTAATGCCTCTTGAAGATGCGTCAATCGTTGTTTTAAAGCCTCTAGTTCTTCTACTTCATCCTTATGCGCCGATTTAAGACGTGTAATTGTTGTTTCTTTCTTAGAAAGATCTAATTGAAGTTTATTCTCTAGTTCAATTAATTTTTCTATTTTTTCTAGCTTATCAACAATATTTTCTTGCTCAAGTTTTTTTAACTCAATACGTGCTTCTTGTAATTTTTCTTTTGCAGATTCGGTTTTTTCTTGTTGTTCTGTAATTTTACCTTTACTAACATGAGCATCTTTTATGAATTTACATGTAGGGAATTCATCTCCACATGGAACTTCATCCAAAATTTTTAGAGATTTTTGATGTTGTTTTAATGTGGTCTCCTCACGATCATGAATATGCTGTAGCATCTGCAAATATGTTTCTAGCTTTTTATAAGCTTCATGGCGTGTTTTTAAAGCATGCAAATCATTTTCTTTTTTTACGATAGCAATTTTTTCTAATTTTTTTGCTGTTTCTAACATTTCAAGTTGCAATGATTTTATTTCATTGAAATGAACAGCAACTTGTTTTTTAAGTGTTTCTACTTGCCTTAAGTGTG